ATTTCATCTTACTTAGAAAAAGGATTATTCAAAGGATTTGGCGGTGACTTAACTGACTTTTCAGGAAGTAAGTTAGAATTGTTAAAAGAATTAAGAGAAAATGTTTATTTGTTTTCAGGTGCTAAAACTTATCAGACTGTTTCGGCTATTTCATTAGTCAAAGACGATGAACAAGTTTTATCATTTAGAGATTTCAAAGAATTTGCTATAAAAGAATACGACCTATACAATAAAACATGGGCTGCAGCAGAATATGATACAGCAATAGCTAATTCGCAAAATGCAGCAGCGTGGGCAACGTTTGAAGAAGATGCAGACATTTTACCATTGCTAAGATATTCGGCTGTAATGGATGCTAATACAAGCGAGATATGCGCTCCGTTGGATGGGGTTGTTTTGCCAGTTAATGACCCGTTTTGGGATAAATTCGCACCAACTAATCATTATAATTGTAGATGTTTATTGGAGCAATTAGATGAAGGCGAAAAAACAAGTAAAGAAAAGGCTGATAAATTAGCTGAGACGGTAGGTAGTGAAATGAATGATGGCTTTAAACAAAATGTAGGTAAAAGTAAAGACTTATTTGGCAAAGACCATCCGTATTTTGATGTGCCAGCAAAAGATAAAGATTTAGCTAAAGAAAATTTTGGATTACCATTACCTGAAGATATATGAACATAGCACAAATTATAAGCGGATTAATTGAGCAACGTGAGAACGCTCAAATAGCACATTGGCAAACAACAAGCTATTCAGAACATAAAGCAATCGGTAAATTCTATGATGGATTAAGCGATTTAATGGATTTATTTTTTGAGACTTATTCAGGTAAATACCAAAGACCAGTAATTGGAGGGTTAATGAATATAAGCAAAAGAGAAAGCACATTAATAGTTGATGAAGTGTTTCGATTGGCTCAAAATGCAGAATACGAAGTGTCTAAAGATTCAGACTTGCTGAATATTTTAGCGGATATTAAAGGATTATGTAATCATACTAAATACTTATTAACATTAAAATGAATTGGAAAGAATATAAATCTCAAGGAGTCCAAAGTGTAGACATGTGTGCAAGTGTAATCTTTCAGCATAGAAAACGTTTTTTACCAATAAAAGCTATACATTTGTATCCACGTATGTATGAACAATTCAAATCATTTACTCAAAAGAATTTAGGTCGTGATTTAGAAGATGGGGAGCAAATAACTTTTGATTCAGTAGAAATTTTAAAAGGATATTCAAGTCAAACAACGCCTTTAGTTATAGAGATGTTTCAAGAAAAATTTAATATTGATGAAGCGGTAAAAAACATGGTAGGTAAAGCATGAACGGGTTTAATTTTGATAGGGTTATTGCTAACTTAGACAGAGTTAAAAAGACATTGCCAAAAGTAATAGGCAATGAAACGCAACTATTTTTTAATTCATCATTTAGGAATGAGGGGTGGGATGGCAACAAATGGCAAGACCCAAAACGAAAAGATAAAAAAGGCTCAAGTTCTCGATTAAGGTCACAAACATTAGTACAATCAGGAACATTAAGGCGTGCTGTCGCTCGTAGTTTACAAGCAGCTACATGGGAAAAGATAAGTTTTGAAGTAAAAGACGTTGCTTATGGTCGTGTTCATAACGAGGGTCTACCAATGAAGAATGGGCAAAAAATGCCACAACGTCAATTTATGGGCGATAGTAAGAAATTAAGAGAGATTCAATTAAGTAAGATAAAATCAGCATTCGATAAGATATGGGCTTAAGGAATATATTTGAAGATGTGATTTCAGTAATCAAAACCAATACGTCTATTGATTATGTAAGGGTGTGGAACGACCAAGTATCTTTAATGGAAAAAGGTGAAATATATTCATATCCTAATTTAGCTTGTTTTATCGAAATAGTATTGGCTAAAAATGGATTAGGATTAGGAATAGTTGGTGGTGATATTAATATCAGATTTCACATAGTACATACTGAATTAGATGCGGGAGGTGGTACAATGGAGCAAAATTTAACTGTATTTCAATGGAGGGATGAACTTATAGATAAGCTAACTTATGTTGAAAATGGCAGTCTTTCAGGCTTTCAATTGGTAGGTGAGCAGCCAGACTATTCTCATTCAAACGTGTATCATTATGTAGTTGAGTTTATAGCACATTACATAGATACTACTGGAGATGTGACTAAAGAATGGATTTTAAAAGACCCACCAACGGATTTATTAGTAACAGGCGAAATAATATAAAATGGCAAGGCAAGTAAATGAAATATTAAACGAATTAATAGCAACTAAAAATACGATTGTAGAATTAAATGTATATAACTCTACATCAAGACGTGCTATTTGGAGATTATGGTTGTATGTGGTAGCAGTGTCCATTGCGGTGCTTGAACAAATGCAAGACTTATATGTCACGCAAGTCGAAGCAATAGTGGCACGCTCCGCAGCAGCTTCCAAATTATGGATTCAAAATAAAATGTTTGAGTTTCAATATAGTGCAACTGACCCGCAAGTAATTCAGCTAATTAATACCATACCTCAATACCCAAACGTGGATTCAAATTTAAGAATAATAACAGCATGTGCAGTGACATCTCCGTTTCCTAATTCTGTAAAAATAAAAGTTGCTAAAGGTTCACCTTATGTAGCTTTATCAGGTGGCGAGGTGAGTGCAGCGCAAGACTATATTAATACAATTGGTTCAGCGGGAATTAATTATGTTATTGAAAGCAATAATCCTGACCGATTATTCATTGAAGGTGAAATATTTTACAGAGGTCAATATTCTGCGGTAATTCAAACAAATGTAATAGACGCTTTAAATGCTTACTTTCAGCAGTTATCAATTATTAATTTTAATGGAGCGTTAAAGATTTCAGATTTAGAGGGTATAATAAGAAATGTAGTGGGAGTTAATGACTTAGTATTAGTTAACGTATCGGGTCGTGCGGATTCAGTATCATTTGGTAGCGGTACTAATTTAATTGTGAATAGAACGCTTGTAAATAGAGAATACAATTCAGTAGCTGGATATTTGATTCAAGAAGACACAGGCGGTGAAACATTTGCGGATAAACTAACATTTACACCTCAATAATGAGCATATTTAATATAGATTACTTCAAAAAAGTACAAGAATGGTTGCCACCAGATAAACGGGGGTTAACAATGATTCAATGGGTATGGTTATTGATTTCCGAAGTATCTAATCTTTGGAGCAAAGGCATAGATATTTATAAAAACGGATTTGCGTATTCACAATGGGTAGCAGGAACTTATAACAAAGGTACAAGAGTTAAATACAAGTCAAATGTTTGGGAGTCATTGATAGACTCTAATACAGATGTGCCTACGTCATCAAATTGGAAGTTATATTTGCCGTCATTTGTTGGTGTTGATGAAAGACAACTATTTAATGGTCAAAAATTAGTTTTAGAATACGCTTTAAATAGGTATTATTCAACTGTATTTAGGCAACCTAATTTAGTATCGGACATTTATATTGATAATTTGCCACCAAGATTTGTTGGCTTTATAGTTGGAGAAACAGAGGGCTCTTTAGTTTCTCAAACCGATACTGCGGGTAAATCTTTATGGAATCAATTTACAACTTACAATGCAAATGACATAGTAAAGTACAATGGTCGCATGTATTTAAGCAAAATAAATTCAAATAATGATGCTCCAGATATACAAGCAAGTTGGTTTATATCCGATACAATAAATTACGACAATATATTTCAAACTATTTACAATTTTAATGTAAACGTGCCATCTGCTTTATATTATTCAACTTCTCCAAATATAGAATTTGAGATGCGACAAATAATAGACCCTTTAATAAATTATTCATTAACATACACAATAACACCTTACTAACATGGGATTAATTTTAAATGTAACACCAATTACGGACACAGCGCAAATGCCTTTAAAAAAAGGAACTTTGCAATTTTTACAAAACGCTTATAATATTAACTTTTTTCACGTCTTACAATCTTTAAGTGCGACTGGAACAGTATTTAATAGCACTACTCCATACGTACTATATGGATGCAGAAATACTGGTGTGTATCCAAATTATAATATAAGCGCAGGAGTTGTATTGTATGGTTTACAAATATATGCGGTAGATGCTGCTTCATTTACAGTTACGGGTTCAGATGTTCCCGTTATGAATATTGTAACAAATCAATACACAACAAATGCTGACCCAGTTACGTTAACAGACGGCTCAACTGTGAATATTCACAATATAAATTCAATGACAATCACAGCGGGAGCGAGCGGTTCAGGAGATGTGAATTGGTCTAATTGTATTTTTGATGAATTTTCAATAAATGCAGAACGAATAAATAGGCAAACTGCAGATGCTGCTTTACAAACAGAGATTGATAATATTTATGATGTATGGCAAGGGATAACTCTTAATAGTTCAAATGTAACAGCAACAGGGGGAACTATTTCACCTATTACGGGAACATTAAGATACAAAATAATAGGCAAAACTGTACTTATAAGATTTAATTTTACAGGGACATTGGGAACAACGCCTTCGGCAGTAGTAATTGATTGTTCTTCTTTTTTATTTACTGATTTCTTTAATGATAGTAACAATCTCGTTTTTATAGACGGGGCAAGTACATCAGCGGTAGGGAAAATAGTAGCAGACGGTTCATCAACTGATTTAATTATAACATCTTTGAGTGGGGTGAATTTATTAAACGGCTCTCATTTTTTTAATGGCTCAATAACAACTGAAATTGGATGAGTGTAAGTCATAAAAGAAGGGTGGTATCTTATTTAAGACCTAAAGCACATTTTTTTACAACAAATATGTCAAAGGTTGAAGAAATAAGCGTTTCTGAAATTATCAATATGGCTTTAGATAATTATTTTAAACAGCTACCCGAAACAAAAAGACAGCAATACCTTAATTCTAAATAAGTAAGGTGGCACACATAGCAAATAGCATCCAAAAAGGGTGCTATTTTTGTTTTATGTTATACTGTCAAGACCCAACAGCAGATACCCCAATAATGCATATTAATAAGCATATTGGCTTTGATGAACAAGAAGGTCAAGGTATAGATGGTTCTTTATTTCAACAGGAGTTGCTTATGTTAGATAGCATGGGTAAAAAATCTATTCAAATTTGGATTAATTCTCCGGGCGGTGTAGTTATGGATGGATATAATATTTATTCAGCTATTCTAAACACTAAAACGAAAGTAGATACTGTCAATGTTGGCATAGCAGCAAGCATCGCAGCGGTTATTTTCCAAGCTGGTCGTAATAGAATAATGAGTGACTACTCTTTATTAATGTATCATAATCCATACGGAGGTGACGATTCAGAGCAGTTAGATAAAATGCGACAATCTTTAGCCATTATGATTTCTCAAAGAAGTCAAAACAGCGAAGATAATATATTAAAAATGATGGATAAAACCACATGGATTTCAGCAAGTGAAGCATTCAGAACAGGAATGTGTGATTCGATTGAGGTTACAAGTGAAAAAAATAAAAAAAGAATGTCAGGTGACCAACCAAAGATGCTTTGGAAAGAAGCCACACAAATAGTTAACAGTATTTTAATAACAAAAACAGATAAAAAAATGTCAATGACAAAAGTCACAAACAAATTAGGTCTGAATGAAGACGCAAGTCAGGATTCAATCCTTGCTGCAATTCTCGAAATTGAGAATAAGGCAGAATCAAAATCTGAAGCATTAGATAAAGCGGAAGCTGAATTGAAACATGCTAAAGAAAAGTGCGATGAACTTGAAAACAAGTGCAACGAACTTAAAAAACAAGCGGATGAAGATGCAGAAGCGAAAGCTAAAGCAGAAATGGATGCTAAAGAAGAAAAAGCTAAAAACATGGTAAATGATTTTGCTAAGCAAGGTCGTATCAAAGTTGAAGCAGTTGATTCATGGGTTAAAACAACTCTAAGCATCGGATTTGAAGAAGTAAAAGCAATGTTGCAAGAACTTCCTATTCACAAAAAAGCAGCAACATTTGATGTTGAAAATGCACTGAACGAAAAAGATGCAGAACAAATCATGTCAAACGCAGCAGCAATTGCAATGAATGACATTAAAAACAAATTAAGTAAATAAACAATAAACAAATAAAAAATGGCAGAAGCATTAAACATTCAAGACACCTCGTGGTCAGGTCCAGCAGCAAGTTACATGATAACTCGTGCGGTAGTTGGGGCTGACACAATCGAAAAAGGCTGTATTTATGTACAGGACGGAATCAAAAAGAAATTCACTATCCCTCGTGTTGAGGTTAGCGGTTTCATGCAAAGAAGAGCAGCAACACCAGTATCTCAAGGTGCTGTAGTAGTAGATGGTCAAGTTCTTGACCCTCAAGACTTGATGCTTTATTATGAATTTAACCCACGTGATTTCGAAGCGCATTTCTACGCTGAAAACTTAGGAGAAAGATTATTGGACAGGGTATTGCCTCCAACAGCAGAAAACTTTATTATGCTACAAACTATGAAGCGTTTGAATGAGTTTTTTGAAAACGCAATCCACAGAAGCCGTAAAGACTTCGATACTGCAGGAGCAAATGTAGACCCTACTACTAAAGGTGAGGTTGCAGCAGCAGCAGATTATTTCTATTTTGATGGTCTTATTAAGAAACTTTTGGACAATGGTTCAACTGCACTTGTAACATCACCTAAAGAACTAATTGCAAGCGGTACTCCATCAGGTTCTCAAGAACTTATCAGAGATGCAATGGCTCGCGCTTTGGCTTTGGTAGCTTCAACAGCAAACACTAAGGCTTTACTTGGTAAATTCGGAAAAGCAGGATTGAAATTTGTAATGTCTTATGTAGACTTCACTAAATATGCAGAGGCTCTAAGAACAGATGCTTACAAAAACATTCGTTCTGACGAAAAGGCTTACAATCAATTCAGAGGATATGAAATAGAAACAGTTGCGGGTCTTCCTGAAAACACTTTCTATTTGGCTATCCAATGCCCTGATACAACTTCGAATGCATGGGTAGGAATTAACTCAACTGAAGATAACACTCTTCAAATGGCGAGAGTACTTCCAAATTCAGAGTTGTGGTTTGTAAAAGGTCTTTTTAAAATGGATACACAAGTTGGATTCGCTGACCAATTCGTTCTTTATACAACATTAACAGCGTAATTTTTAAACATAAAAAAACAATAATAAATGAAACATTTAATAATTGCAATTTCTATTCTTTTGTCTGTATGTGTTAATGCACAAACAGTAACGCCAAGATTTGGAACTGGAGCAAACAATGACAATACATTCAGAACATTAACAGTAAACTATCAAAAGCCAGTAGATGCTACTGGAAATGATACAGTAAAGTTAAACTTAAATGCATGGAGCAATATCGTAAGAATTGACACATTGAAAGATTCTTTGAGTATTAACTTCACTCCATTAACTAAATGTTTTTATGGAGATAGAGTTCAAGTTACTGTAAAAAATGGTGCATCTGCAGGTAAAGTAAAATTCGTAGGTTCTAATGTAGAAGTAGGAGCATCTGGATTAACACTTTCTATTACAGCAGCAAAAAGAGCAGTAATAGAGTTTGTATTCGATGGTTACAAATGGCTTGAAACCAATAGAATTGTACAGTAATGAACTTCCAAAAAATATTTTACGGGCTGCCACACGTCCGTACTATTTGGGTAAATGAGAACGGGGACTATTTTTTAGTTCCTCGTTCAAATTGCCAAATGGTCAACAGAGGCGATGCAGTTGAAACGTTAAATGTAGATAGTGAAGTTCAAAAAGAGGCGGTGGTAGAAACTATTTCAAAAAAGAAAAAAAAGAATAAGTAATGAATGACATTATCTTCATAAAAGGGCAAGGCGGTTTAGGTCGTCCATTGGCTGGTGAAGATTATATTTCAGGGCTTTTATTCTACGCTGACAATGCAGACTTACCAAGTGGATGGGATACATCTAACCGAGTAAAAGCAATATATTCAGTAGTAGATGCAGAAAGCAAAGGAATATTATCTGATTCAAGCGATGGTACGGGTGCGACTTTTACATACTTAATTACAGATTTAGGCGCAACAGGTGACGGTCTTAAATTAGTATATACAGGAATAAGCGGAGCGCAAACAATAGTAAGCTATAAAGTAGCTTCAACTGAAACGACAATAGATTTGCAAGGTGCTGCAATTACAGCGTTGATTAATTCAACATCATATCAAACTAATGTTTCAGCTTCTTATAATTCAGGAACAAACACGATTACAATAACGCTTCCAAATAGTGAGGGATTATTTCCAAATTCAGGAACACCAGTTGTAAAAACAGAAACAGGCACATTTGCAGGAACATTAGCGCAGCCAAGCGGAGGCGCACCAAGTAAACAAGCTGTGTGGCATTATCAAATAAAAGAATTTTTCAGATTAGCACCTAAGGGTGTTCTTTATGTAGGATTCTATGAAATACCAGCAACTTACGACTATACAGAAGTTACTTTGATGCAAAATTTTGCAGATGGTACTTTAAGACAAGTTGGAGTTTATGTTGATGACAAGGTATTTGATGACGGGGATTTACAAGTATTAAATGATGAAATAGTAGCTAATTGTGATGCAAATCATAAGCCACTTTCAGCTATTTATGCTGGAGATTTAAGCGCAGTAAGTGACCTTTCAACACTTGTAAATCTAAACACATACACAGCTAATAAAGTTAGTTGCGTAATAAGTCAAGATGGAGCAGGATTAGGCAATCAGCTATATTTAGCTAACGGAAAATCAGTTCCAACTTTAGGAGCATGTTTAGGTTCGGTTTCTTTTGCAGCAGTAAGTGATGACATTGCATGGGTTGGTAAATTCAATATTTCTAATGGATACGAGTGCGACACTCCAGCCATTTCAAATGGTGAATTAATAAAGAACATCCCAGTTAATTCATTGAATGCTATAAACAACAAAAGATATGTGTTCCTTAAAAAGTTTGTTGGTCAGGCGGGGTCTTATTTTAATGATTCACACACGTCAATTATACAAAGTTCTGATTACGCTTATATCGAAAATAACAGGACAATTGACAAAGCGATAAGAGGTGTTTATTCATCTGTATTGCCAGCATTAAATAGCCCTTTACAGCTTAATTCAGACGGAACATTGACCGATACAACAGTTGCTTATTTTACAAGTTTAGCAGAGGTTAATTTATTTGAGATGCTTAGAAATTCTGAAATTTCAGCACAACAAGTTACAATTGACCCTACACAAAATGTATTAAGCACAAATACTTTAGCAATTTCAATTCAAATAGTACCGATTGGAGTAGCAAGACAAATAGAAGTTACGATTGGATTCACAACAAACATTAGTTAAGCATGGCAAATCCATTAATAAACGGAGTAAATTACAGCTGGTCAAACGTTAAACTCGTATTGTTTGGCGTTCCAGTTGTAGGAATAACTCAAATCGAATACAAGCGAAAACAGAAAAAAGACAATAACTATGGAATGGGTACAGAACCTATTTCAAGAGGTTACGGCAACAAAGAATACGAGGGTAAAATTACTTTGTATCGTGAAGAATGGAACAGCATAATCGCAGCTGCTCCAAGTCGTGACCCTTTGGATATTTCTTTTTTCGATATACAGGTTTCATTTCAAGGTACACGAGTTCAACCGACACTTGATGTGTTAAGAGCATGTGAGTTCTTAGAAGACCCTTTCACAATCGGTCAAGGCGACACTAAATCAATGGTAGAAATACCTTTGATTATCGGATTGATTGACCACGTTAATTAAGTTTTTTTCATGGTTGTGGTTTGATAAAAAAAGGCGGTAGAAATACCGCCTTTTGAATTTAAAAATGTTACTTTTGTAGAAACAAAATAAATCATGCAAGAAAACGAATTAAAAGAATTAACAATCGAAGAAAAGATTGAGTTAAAGTGTGCTGAATTAATATCTATTCACAAGGTAAAAGTAGTGCCATATTTGGGATACGATGAAGATGGCTCTGCAGTTATTGGATACATTAAAGAGCCACCAAGACACGTTAAATTAATGCTAATGGATAAAGGTATAAGTAAACCTATCACAGCAGCTTCAGACATCTTAGATAGTTGTTTAATTGTAGAGGAAAGTGACCCACGAATAATGAGTAATGATAAGTTTTATTTTGGTGCTGTGTTCGTGGCTAATTTATTAGTAGAAACTGCTTTATCGCAGTTTAAAAAAAAATAGAAGACGTTAACATAGATGACATTAGCGACATAGCAAAATGGGCAGCGTTAATTATGTATCACTTTAAAGTTGATGTGGACTATGTGGAAGATGAATTGTTTATTAAGTATATGAAGTGGATAAAATATGCACTTAAAACAGACGGCAAATGGCAATAAATGAAGATGTAAAATATACGATCACTCTTAATGACATGATGAGCGGTAAATTAAAGTCCATTGATAACGAGGCTAAGGGACTTAATGTATCAATGAAAAATCTTGTTATGGGTGGCATTGCAGGATTAGCTACATTTGCTGCTGGTGACTTTATAAAAGGTAGTGTTGAGGCTTTCAATGAATCTGCACAGGCATCCGCTCAATTAGATGCTTCACTTAAAAGTACAGGAAACGCAGCAGGATTAAGCAGAGAGGCATTAGACAAACAGTCAGAGGCTTTAATGCGAATGTCATTATTTGATGACGATGCAATAACAAAATCGCAAGGGTTGTTAGCAACTTTTACGAATATTAAGGATAAAGTTTATATGGATGCAGTTCCTGCTATTACCGATTTAGCGACTAAAATGGGCGGTGATTTGCAAGGTGCAACTATTCAGGTAGGTAAAGCATTAAATGACCCTATAAAAGGAATAACAGCATTAAGTCGAGTTGG